GTTTAAATTAAGTAATTAATAAAAATCAGATATTAATTAAAAAATAAATAGTTTATATCTATCAATAAGGATTATTATGTTTTTTCATCATCAAACATTAAAGAAATACACTGCTTGCATATTAAATTTATTTAATGAAATAGAAGTTCAATATTTAGATTCAAAGAAAAATCTTAAATCAACTATTGTTCCTATTCAATTCACATCAAGAGAAAAATCTAATGTTTTAAAGCAATATACAGCACAACAACTTTATACAGGAAATACAAATATATTACCTAGATTAGGTCTTTATTTTGAATCTTTAGAGCCTGCATATAATCGTTCTACTTCTAAATTTGTAAAGATTAATAAATCACTTCCTGACGGCGAAAAACTTAATTATCAATATAATAGAATTCCTTATAACTTTAATTATAGATTAGTGGCACAATGTAGGGGAATGAATGAAGCAAGTATGATATTAGAACAGATAGTTTCTTATTTTAATCCTAGTTATGCTTTTAAAGTGCAAGAAATAGCATATAATGAACCTGAAACAATATCATTAATTTTAAATAGCACTGATATAGAGCAAACAGAATATGAAGATTATAGTAAGGATATAGTAACTATTACATTTAACTTAACACTAAAAGGCAATATCTATCCTAGTATTAAAGAGCAAAAAGTTATTAAACAAGTTGATATGTTCTTTAATCAATTACATAATGATACAGATTATCATAGACAATCATTAATAGAATCTAAAGTATTTGATAAAGAAGTCAAGAAACAAATTAAATATAATTTTGATAAGCAGGCTATCCCTGAAATAAAAGATATTATTAGAGTTAAAGATAAATTAGAAGTTTTATTTAATGATAAAGACAATAAATTAGAGTGGAATGAATTTGCATTTTTATGGACTTATGATGGTGCAAATAAAGGAACAAATGGAACTAAAGTTGTTGATTTTGCAAATAAAAATTATGGTAAAACAACAGTTTCAGTGCAAGTTATAGATTATCACGGTAATAAATCAGAAGTATTTAGTAAGGAATTTTAAGTAAGGGATAAATTAATATCCCTTAAATTTATTAATGTTGGTCTGCAGGTTTTTCGTGAGATTCAGTATTTGCGTCAATCTCTTTTTTCATTTCATCAAGTGTTTTAGTTATTTCATTTAAGAATTTATCTTTATCAACACCTTCAAGATATTCTTTAGTTTTATCGTTTGAATTCAAAAATCCTACAATATCTTCAGGCTTTACAGTTTTAAGATAATCTGTAAAAGTTTTTTCTTTTTTTAATTCTTCATATAACTCGTCAATTTTTGAGTTTGTAGTTTTTGTTTTATCTACATCTTCTTTAGTGATAATTTCATCAAATTCATCAGAACCTAGTATTTTAATATCTGAAGGCTTATGCTCCGATTCTTCAACTGTAATACTCAATATACCGTCTTTGAATATAGGTGTAATTTTGCCACCTTGATAATAAGAACTTAGTTTTATCACTCTTTTAACATTTTTTCTTATTATACCTTGCTCTAAAAATATAATACCTTTTTCAAATTCAGGGGCTTTCGCTGTAATAATTAAAGTTGAACCGTCTAGCCTAACTTTTATAAGTTCTTTTTGATAACCTGGTAATGCAATATCTATTCTTGCATTTTTCTTTGAATCGGTGTAAATATCAGTATATGGAAATGTTGAACCTGATACGCCTGCTGTTTCTCTTAGAGAATCAAATAGATTTAGATAAATATCTTCAATTCCTGCCATTGTTAATCCTTTTGTATTGATATAGAACTTGAATTATCAAATAATAACTCTAATTCATTGTTTGAGATTTTATTATTTTTTATTTTATCATATGTTTCTTTAATTTTTTCTAAAAATTCAGGTTTTATTGCTTTTGGTATATCTGATTTATAATTATTTGAATACAAAGCATTATTATCATCAACATATAGCCAATCATATTCAAATCCTAAATCAGGTTTTTCTGTAAATTTTGTGTTATCTACATATCCATAACCTAAATTTTCATTATATGTAAAAATCATTTTTTAGTCCTTTTGTTGCTATTTAACTTTAAAATTCTTTGTTTTTGTTATATTACTTATAAGAATTTTAAATAACTTAAAAAGTTCAAATACTTTAAATAAAATTTTAAATATTGCTTTTAAAATGCTTTTAATAACAATATAGATAAGAATTAATATCTTTAATATTATAACATATCCTACAATTAAGAAGTATAAGATACACATAATACAAAAAGAAAAGATTATTAATAGTGCGTCATAAATCATTTTAATCATCTAAATTTGTCCTAAAATTATCTTTGTAATCTTTTATTTCTTTGTTTGAATAGCACAAAACAATCATTATTCCTACAATTAAATTTAGTTTAACACTTTCAGTTGCTCTAAACAATTTCTTTAATCTTAATATATAGAACACCAACATTAAAACATTTACAAAAACAAATACAAATACATATATTATAGCAACTAAACAAGCAATTTCAACAAGCAATATTACCAATAAAAATATATTTGCAAATAAAAAGTGTGCAAATTCCAACATCTTAACTCCTTATCTTAAACTAAAGCATTATTATACAACTATTACTAATTGCGATAAATAGCCAAACAAAAGAACCTATTATACATAAAAATAGAAAAAATAAAATCTTTTCTAAATTCATATAATCTAAAAACTTGTCTAATTTAGATATTATTTTTAGTTTAAGTTCTTCTGCTTGCTCTGTTAATCCAAAACAATCTAAAATTTTAGATAAAATCATACTTTATAACTCTATAACTCCAAATCTTTAAAATCGTTTGCTTCTAAATCAAAGTAATCTTTAAAGATAAATTCTAAAAATGTTTTGTGCCTAGACCATTTATAAAGTATTTCTAAAAATGTGTATAAAGCAACAAAAAGATAAGCATATGGTATAAATATGCTTATATATTTAAGAAATTTTAAATAAATTTGAACTCTTGTTTTTGCTCTTATTTTTCTATCTTGTTGTTTTTCGTATATAACACAAACTTTCATAATAGTTGATAAATTATAATTATTAACTGCTGTTGATAAAAATATCGCAACAAGTGTGAATATAAGCAAGAACATTAACGCTAGTAAATTATATACTATACCCATTAAAAGAAACATTTATAATCCTTACTTTGTTTATTTTATAATTATTGATGTATCAGGATTTAGAACGTGTGTTGGTGTTACACCATTCCATTTATTGATTTTTTGTTGCTCTATTTCAAGTCTTTTCCACTCAATCATCTTATCAGATATTGATTCTGTAAGAATTTTTTGTGCTTTTGCAACACCTATATTTTTCTCTATTTCTGCTTGTGCTTCTGCTTTAATTCTTTGAATTTCTAGTTCTGCTATTTTAACAGATTCTTCCATTTGTTGCTTTCTTAGTATGGACTCATTAAGTTGTGCTGGAATTTTGATATTTTTAATAGATACAGAATCTATTTCTACACAACCTTCTTTGCCAAGCATTTTATCAATTTCAGAAGTTAAAGTTCTTTGAATTTGTGCTGTATAAACTTCTCTATTTTGATTAAGTCTATAAACATCTGCGTCCTTGCCTATTACTGACCTGACTACATCTCTTGTTTTTGGTGTAACAATTTTATTATCCCAAGTTACGTCTAGTCCATAATTAACACGAATTAGCGGAACACAATTTTTATTAAGTTTATAGTTAATTGTAACATCAACAGGAACACTTAAATTGTCTTTTGTTAATATATTGATAGCACTATCATATATTACTTCATTTGTATCAGTGTGTTTTTCATCTGACATTTCAATCATTTTGGATTTTGTATTATATACATTAATATCAGTCATTAATGGCATATAAAAATGTAGTCCTTCAGTTAAAATATCTTCTGAAACATTACCTAGAGTTACTTTTACGCCTGCTTCGCCTGAATCAATACGTTCAGCACAACCTGAAAATATAAGTGCTGTAAGAATTAGCACTAAACTATAAAATTTTTTCATTTATCGCTCCTTTAAAAATTTTCACAATGATAACATTTTTAATCTTAATATATTCTTAGACACTACAAACTAAATTTATGTTTTCTCTTGCTAGGTTTATAATAAGCGTGTAATTCAGGTTTAAAGAATTTACGTTGCTTACAATCTACTTTAACAAGATTATATAGTTGTCTATCTTGTGTAATTAAATTACCTATTTCTTCTTCATTTAAATTATAATTAGAGCAAAATTCTAATATTAAATCTGTTATAGATATAGAATCTGTATAATTTTGTTTAAGATAGTGATATAAAGACCATAAAATTTTACCGTCTTCAGAAACGTCTATAACAGGGTCTAAATACTTCTTAAACGGTTTTTTATTAAAGGTCTTAGGTGTTACATTAGTTATCATTTTTTTGCCTTTACAATTGATATATTACCCTTTAAAATATCTCTTAGTTTTGCAAATTCATCTATTGTAATTAAATAGTCTTTTGGATATTCAAAGGTATAATTAAAATCTTTATCATAATTTGATGATTCAATAAATTCTGATAGTAGGTCAAATATTGTGTTATCTTTTAATAAATCCTTTTCTATTACAAATTTATCTGATATTTTTTTAGAAACTGTTGTTTTATCAAGTGTTTTAACTTTTTCAATACCTAATTCTTCGCCTTCAGTTTGCGATAGTTTATCAGTAATATCAATTTCTTGATTATTTGTATTAATAATATAAACTATTGAATTGTGAATAATTTGACTGATATAAGAAAAAGCATTTACAGTTTGTCCTGTTTTTTCTGATGTTTTAGTATGGTTAAAATTATGTAGATATTTAAGAACTCTATATGTTGCGTCTGAATAAAAATCTTCTTTCCAAGTATAGCCTGAAAAATTAGGTTTTTTAAGGATATTTTTAATCATTAATAGTATAATCTCGCCAAATCTTTCGTGAGAAAATCTATCTATTGAAACTAATTCAGAACGTTTTATAATAGTATCTTTAATTTTGTTTTGAAGTGTCTTAACTTTTTTAGAGTTTAAAGATTTCTGAAATTTATCAGAATTTAATTTAACAAATAAATTTATTAATTCATTGATTCTCTTATTTGTTCTAATTGAATTGTTTTTTAAGCCTAATTTTGAATTTTTTTCACGTATTAATAGTGATTTTAATTCTAATTCACAGGTATAATCGTGCTTTTGGCGTGAATTTTTATCTAAGTTTAAATCTTGCTCTGAATTTCTTAAATCAGCAAAATCAATCATTATTACTCCCTAAATTATTGATAGAGTAATAATATTAGATTAATATATTAAATTTATTAAACTATTGGCTTATAGACATATGGTTTGAAATTGTCAGGGTCTTTTCTTTGCATATATCTATTATACTCTGCAACACACTTTTCACGTATATAATTAGTTAATTTTAGTGAAATTTGTTCTGCAAATTTTTCATTCTCGAAAAACATTTTCTTTGTTTCAGGGTCTTTTTCAAACATTTCTTTTACTTTAGCACTGATAAAGCGTTGTTCTATATCAAAACGTCTTAAAAGTTCTTTTCTTGTGTCACCTGGAAACAAAGGCGGATTAGTTTTAACCCACTCAATTAAAGCATTATTAACGTATTCGCTTCTTTTTTCAATTTGTTCTTCCCTTTTATATCTTGCTTCACGTCTTGCTTTTTGTTTAGGGGAACTCATTTGTATATATCTATTCTTTTGTTGAATTCTCTCATATTTTTGGATTTCTTCATCAGGAATTCTAAATGTTTTATGTTTTAACAATTTATCAGGAACTGCATTTGCCACTTCCAAAAACAAGTCATATAGATATATCATTGATGGCGACTTTTCAATTACGTCAATTTGTCTTTTAATTTTGCTAGATTTCGGATTTGTCAATTCAAGTTCAATATTTGTCATAACTTTTCTAATATATTGGAAATTCATATTTTTACTTTGAATTTCTTTTCTAATATTATTCTCTTCTGTTTTAATTAAATCTAAGGTGTATCTTGTATCAAAATTATTATGATTATATTTTTCTTTCTTATGTATTTCAATAGTTTTAATGTTCGTTAATCCAATCATTAATATTTATATAATTTCTTATAGAAAATTTAAAACTTAAATATTGTTTTCTATATTTAACTTTTTCTAAGTCATCTTGATATCTGTCATATATCGCATTACCTATAATTTCTCTTAATAATTCATCATAAGTTTTATATTTTGGGTCAAGTCCTTTGCTCTTTTGCTTTTCTCTGTATTCGCCAATAATAAGACCTATTGTAAATGCTATAATTAAACTTATTATTACAATTATCATTATTAAATCCTTATTACTAATTTTAATCAGTTAAATTTGTATCTATCAGAAAATAATTATTTCTTAAAGATTTAGAGAAAATTATAGTTTTATTAGAAAAATTATTATATGTTCTTGTTAATATAATAGGCACTAAATTTCTATCTGAATAATATCTTGAACCTTTTGCGTCTGTTGATTCATAATCCCTAGTCATAAACAAATATAATAAATGTATAAATTCTTTATTTTTTAATAATTCGTTGTTTTTATTATTTGCTTGAACTTGATGAAATTCTTTTAAATAATGTTTAAATGAATCTCGTTCTTGCCAACCGCTTATTAAGAAAACCACCAATTCATCAATATCAAATTCATCATATTTTTCACAATAAATATTTGTATATAATGGTGCAGTTGTTAGATAGTTTAGGTCTTTTAAATATAACAAATCTTTTGATGTATTTGTAAAGCTCTCAGGGGAGGGGAATTTAAAATCCATTGCTCTTCCAAAAGTCATAGAATCAGCAGATTATAGTATATTAAAACCAATACAGAAAGCAGATATTCAGACTAAATCCAAAGGGCTTTTAGGGGAAATTACAGAGCATTATCTCATTGTTCCTAAAAAAGAAGGAGAAATTGCCGTTAAAATAGAGGATTTTACTTTTTTCAATTTAAAAGAAGAAAAATACAAAACCCTGAAAACAGATGAGCTGAGAA